CATGCCGTACACAGGGATGCGGCGCACCCGGCAGTCATCCACCGTCGTCGCCTTGCGCAGGGCGCGGATTGCCGCGTCCACCGCCTCGTATTCGTGGAAATTCACCGCCAGCATATGCTTGCGGAGCCACGTCAGCTGCTCCAGCGCGGCACTCTTTTCTGCCAGCGTCAGCGCCGTGCAGGGGTAGAGCGGGTCGGTGCAGGGGGATTGGTTGCTCATGTTGCTTGTCCTCCACGGTTCAGTGCTGCTTCCAGCCGATTGGCAATTTCCATCGCCGCGTCACGGAAGCGCACGTTGTAGCTCTGCGGAACGTAATACGGGCAGTCCTGGCAGCGCTGATGCTCGCGGCAGACCGCGTTCGCGCTGCCCATGCACCGGAAGTAGCGAATCAGCTGCTCCGTTGTCATGTCGCTTGCTTGCATCAGCCGTCCGCCCCTTCCTCGCTGCCCTCCGGCATCTGCTGATGGCGGAGGCGCATCTGTGCCAGCGCCTGCTGTGCTTTTTCGCGGTTGCCGGGCTGCCTGCCCTCCACCACGTCGCGCAGATAGGCATATTCGCCCACATCATCCGCCGTCCGAACGCCCGCATAGTGCCAGTCTTGCAGGAGTGTCAGCACATACGCCATCGGGGACTTCGCGCCCGTCGCGGCGGCGCACCGGACGGCTTCACGCAGCACTGTCAGCGGCATTTGCAGCACATCCGCCGCGGTGGAGAGCCGCTGCACCTGCGCCGGGGCGGGAATCGCACCGAAATCAGACCGCCAGATGGCGGCAATTTGCTTATCGCGCGCGCGCCCGCCCGTACACGCGCGTTCCGCTTCGGTGTATTCCTCATTCTCTTCTTCTGGGTAACCCGTTTTCCCTGTTTGGTATTCTCTTTCCGTATAGTTTGGTACTATGTTACCGTTCTGAAAGTGCTGCTGTCTACTGCATATTTTCCAATTCTTCACGGAAAGCTGTGGAGAGGAAGCATTCATGAAAACAGGCATGGTTTTGCTCGCTGCTCCCGTCGCGTCTGCGGCCGCGAAGTTGTTACTTTCTGTTGCGACAGAAAGTAACCAAAGAACGCCCAGAGGGGGCTGCCGAATGTCGAGTCTGGGCGGCAGCCCCCT